TTATTCGTTCTACTAATGCAGCCTTTGACCCATTTAGACGCAATGAGGCAGATATACTAGCTGGTGTTGGTGTAGGTGTTCCAGTAGCATCTGGGTTACTTGATATAGAAAACAAAAAAGTACCCAAGAAAGAAAAAAAGAAAACTAAGTAATCATGCCAATGTCGCAGGTATGTCGTTCTATCTCACCGTACTCTTTGTGCAGTATGATTGAACACATATCACGACCAGCACGGTAGCCTTGTCCTTGATGCCAAGCATCTCTGGCTGCTAGTGTCCTAAAGTATTCTACAATACCACCGTGGTACTCTTTCACGTCTTTGTGGTGTACGTGACCAACATACCAATACCTAAACTTAGACCTTCCCCAGTCTTCTGACTTGTCTGCTGCCATGATAGACAGCATATCTTTACCCTTAACGGTATCGCCATGCGTAGAGCCTATTAGCACCTTGCCAAACGTGTAGTACCAACATACTGCCGGTGATAGGTCAACTTCCATGCGTGGCTCGTTATGAAAGTAGCAACTAATCATCAAGGCTAGTGCGTAAGATGAATGCCCATCGTGGTTACCTTTATTGATACGAAAGACTACCTTTTGGTGCTTCTCTAGCAATCGTTTTAGGCAATAAATAATCGCACGTAGACCAACCTGCTGCACCTTTGCCCAGCGACCATCTACATCAAGCTGGTGACCAGAGGAAGTAATATTCTTTTGGTTGTCGGCATGGAACATATCGCCAAGGTTTAGTAGCAATGCCGTGTGAGTATTTGGTGAGCTTGCTATCAGTCTGTCTATTGCGCTACAGGTTAGCTTCTCTGCAATGTCCAAATCAAAGTCATCGCCAGCATCTTTTGCCCATGCGTATAACCCAAAGTGAGGGTCACCCATAGGAATAACAGTCAACACATTCTCTGACGTTATTGCTGGTGGTGGAGTTATTGGTGCTAGACCCTTAATGTCTTCTGCAAGGTCTGCAACAAAGTTACGCACTATCTCTTCTAGCTTACTGTCATCTACCTTAGTCTTAACCCATTGCCCACTAGCCTTACCTTCAGCATTGTAGTAGGTAGATACACCACGAACTATAAACGGCTCTGGTGCTACTCTAGTCATGTCGTGATTAGGTGAGTAACCAGCTAGTGCTGCCTTAGCCTTTAATCCACGAACAGACACATCAACTACGGTAGCAGTTACACCAAAGAACTTTGCTGCTGCACGATTAGAACCTAGCTCACAAGACTTTGAGTAGTATTCCCATTGTCGGTTGGTAGCATACTGGGCTAACTTATCATCTATTGGAGTTACCATATCTATCCTTATGTTTTTGTTTATTATATACAAATTTAAAACAATATGTAGATATAATTAACCCTACCACAATACCTAGTATAAAAGCCTCTTTGTAACACAAGATGTAGTCTAATGTGTACATTTAAACGCTAGTCCCAAGGTAAGTTGCTTTAACACCACCACCAAATTGAACCTCTACAGCGCAGTCTTGCCCTTTAGTTCCATTGACTAGCTTATATAATCCAAATCCAATGGAAATAATGCAGATAAGTAGCAACGTTGCTACAACCACGGTGGCTCTATCTACGCTTCTATCACGACTACATTGGCAGTCACGCCCTTGATTACAGTTACCTTTGCACGGCATATTAATCTCCTATATAACGCATTGCGTTAAACGTCTATCGTTCATCATAGTGCAGACCATCATTCCCATTTTGGGAGATATTGTCTATACGGTCTTCATCCCAGTTAAGAATGCAACCAGTCCATGCACATTCTTTAGTTGAATCTAAATTCTTGCCACACACGTTACAGATTGGGTCTTTCTTCTTACGAAAGATACGGTCAAAGCCATCATCGTATTTTTCTTTTTGTTCTTTGCTGCCAATTTTAGATACTAGGCTATCTCCAGTTACAGAATTGCTAGACATAGGTAAACTCCATAAATTTATTGGTTTCAAAAGAAGGTCGTGCCATTTAAGTTTCATAACACGACCTATACGCTAGAATGGTATATCTGATTCTACACTATCCATTGGGTCAACTACTTTGGCAGGTTTAGCTGCACCAGCTTCTGATTTGCCACCTAGCAAAGTTACGTCACCAACACGGCACTCTAGGCTTGATTTCTCTGTGCCATCCTTCGCCTTGTATTGCCTCTGGCTAATCTCGCCTGTAATACCTATCTGTGTGCCTTTTAGAAGCATTGGCGCAAGTATTTCTGCACGTTTTCCCCAAAGATTACAGTTTAACCATGTGGTCGTGGCTTTATCGCCATAACCAGCAGTCAATGATAGCGAAAAGTTGCAGATTGCATCTTGATTTGCTGTGTAACTTAATTTTGCGTCTTGTCCTAAGCGACCTGTTGCTGCGAGTAAATTCATTTTAGTTCCTTTAGTTGTTACCTAATTCTAGGCATTGGTTTTGAAAGTAAATATTTGTGACCCATTTGTTTTTTAGCAATTGCTATTTTAGCATCACGGTCTGCCACCTCTTTTTGGCTAGGTGGTGTTAAGCCATATAGTGATTTAATAACCATGTGTTCCACCTTAAAAGCAATTCGTATTGCAGTTGCCACGGCTATCGCAACAAGTCGTGCAAGTTACAAACTTACCACCAGACATAAATGTATGAGTAGTGCAGGCTGCGTAAGCTGTTACTGATACTACTAGTAATGCTAAAGCTATTAAAATTTTGTTCATAATTATCTCCGATTATTTAGTTGCACTAGAATATTTTTTGTATGCTGACCTAATGTTGCTAGGTAACAAACCCCACATTACAGACTTCTGCTCGTTATCTAAAGCATCCCATGTTACTTTAGCTTCATCAAAATTGCCATCAGTCACAAATGCTGTAAAGCCTTCAGCTAGTGAGTGCAGAATGTCCATTTCTTCTTTACTGTACTCTGGTGATTTAAGCTCTGGGATTGCTGGCTTTTTTGTGTCAGCTCCTGTAGTAGCATCAAGTGCATCATGTTCAATGACCTCTAATGCAGTAACCCAAAGGTAGCGTCTTTGGTACGTTTCCACAGCACCAATATTTTGCACCTCGTGGCAGCCCTTTAACGCTGCGCTACCCATAGGGCTGGTGATAACTATCTGTGAGTTGTCATCAACGTCTGTGATAGTCAATGTTGCTAGGTCTGCCGTAAAGCTAACCACACCACATAAACCAGAGTTGCTAAATATGTTATTGATGGTTGGCAAGAAGTCACCAAGCTCAAAGTATTTGTAGCCAGCAAACTTGTTGTGACCTGATTTGCTTAGTTTAGTGTTTTGTAACTCTAGCCGTGCATTGTTTAATTTTTTGTAAACTGACATATTATTCTCCTTAAATTTCAATCTCTGTGTCTTCTGGTAAGCCCATAAGGTCTAAGAAAGCCTCAAGTGCATCACCTTGCTCAAGTATATTAATAAGCTGTTCGCCATTGCCTATGCTGTAGTGGTTGTACAGAAATTCTGTAAACTGTTCTTGCAAATCAGCAATATGTTGTTTGTATTCTACTTCACCAATAACTGACATCTTATGCTCCAATCAACAAGTAAAAGAACGCTAACAATATAACTGCTAAAACAAAACACGTACCTTCTATCCACGGCATCCAGTTTGTTTTAGGTTTGTAGTTTTTGTAATCATGCATTTTGTTCTGCCTCGCTTTGAATAGCAGACATACATACGTTAGCAAACGATTTGGCAAACACAACAAAATCTTGTGCGCTTTGCTCACGGTCTACTTTTCTACCTGCGTTTAATGAATTGTCGTAAGCAATAACCATTGCTTTGAGAGTCTGAGCAATTGCTTGCTCGTCAGCGTAGTCTAATACGATTGCAAATACATCGTCTGCTGATTTTTGATATGTTTCTGTGATGTGGTCATAAATACGTTCTTCTGTATTGTCATTATGATTGCCACGGTCTTGCCAGTCTGGGTCAAGTGTACAAGCTGGGTACCAATCTGTGTTGTAATCCATTTTATTTCTCCTCACCGTTGCTATTAAATTAATCGCATAATTTGCTGCGATGTGTAATATTAATCCATCTAAATTAATAATGCAAGTATTATTTATACATTATTTATATGTATCTAAATTACCTTTAATTGGTAATGGTTGTGTTTTATATGCAAAAATGCTTCTGGTTAAACCAATTCCACATATAAACAAATTACTAACATCATTATTTAATTTATTTCCATCAACATGAATAACACATTCTGACCTATGTAATTTACGACCAAGTGCATTCTCAGCAACAATTCTTTTTAATGCCCTATATATATTGTTTTTATTATTTTTTGTATCTTTACTTTCAATAAGAACAAGAACATCTCCAGATTCTTTAGAAATATATTCTCCACCTTTCCAAGATGTTGAATTTTCTTTTTTCATATGTTTTGTTTGGCAATCTGGATTACAATATCTTGCTACTCCTCCTCTAGATATACATAGTGATTCGTACCTAGTAAATTCAGCACCACAACATTCACAATTAAATTTTAATTTTTTTGCCATTTTATTTCTCCATAATTTCTATTAAGTCAGTTGTTTTTTATTAACTGATGTATAATATTAATTCATAGAATTTAATAACGCAATACTTTTTTATACATAAAGTAAAAATAATTATGAAAGTATCAGAACACCAAGAACAGGTCATGCTAATCACATGGTTTAGAATGCAATACAAGCAATACAAGTATCACCTATGGGCAATACCTAACGGTGGGTCTAGGCACATAGTCACGGCAGTAAATTTAAAGGCAGAGGGAGTGCTTGCTGGAGTCAGCGATTTATTTTTAATGATTCCTAAAGGTGAATACCACGGAATGTTTATAGAGATGAAGGCAAAGTCTGGCAGCGTATCTGATAAGCAAAAAGAATTTATGGCGGCAGCTAGTTCAATGAACTACCTATCTGTTGTTTGCTACGGATTTGATGAAGCTAAAGAAGAAATTACAAAATACTTGCAAGATAGAAAAGATTAGTTTAGAGTAATGAAAGTGGTATCAATAATGGCTTGGTCAAGAAGTCGTTATTATTGATGCCTCTGGTATCAGGGTTGTTATTTAGGTGCTTGACCCACCTAGGTAGCAACCCTTTTTTTTGGAGTAAAATTATGGCTGAACGTAGAATGTTTGCAAAAACTATCATTGATAGTGATGCTTTCTTAGATATGCCTTTATCATCACAGGCATTATATTTCCATTTATCAATGAGGGCTGACGATGATGGTTTCTTAAATAACGCAAAGAAAATACAGCGCACAATTGGTAGTGCTGATGATGACCTAAAGATTCTTTTTGCTAAAAATTTCATTATTCCATTTGAGTCTGGTGTATGTGTAATCAAACATTGGATGATTCACAACATGATACAAAAAGATAGGTATAAACCTACAATGTATGGTGAAGAAAAAGAGAAATTGTCTATTAAAAACAATAAGTCCTATACAATGTTAACAGACTGTGTACATGATGTTAACACTTTGGAAGCACAGGTTAGGTTAGGTAAGTCTAGTTTAGTTGAGGATAGCAAAACTATACGCACAAAAGTGCTTGATAATGGGTTTGAAGAATTTTGGAATTATTATCCAAAAAAAGTTGGTAAAGAAGCTGCTAGAAAATCATGGGATAAATATAAACCAAATATAGAATTAGTATTACATACATTGGAATGGCAGATAGAATCAGACCAATGGAGAAAAAGTGATGGTCAATTTATACCAAATCCAGCTACATACTTAAATCAAGGTAGATGGCAAGACCAACAACCTATTTATGCAGACTCAGAACCATTCTAGGAGTTATCATGATTGAAACTGACAAAAAAGCATTTAAAGATATGGTAAACGCAGTATTTACTATTTACGGCAAGCCTTTACCAGAGAAAGAGATGCTACGTATTTGGTGGCATAAGCTAGAGAGATTTGATTTTAATGTTGTTGGTCGTGCATTTGATAAATGGACTGATACACCAAATAAGCTACCTCAACCGGCAGATATAGTTCAAATCTGCAAGCCAAGAGAAGCTGAATACCATGCTTTGCCATCACCAGCTAGTTATGCTGAGAATAAAGAGAACGTGGATAAGCTAAACAAGTTTATTGCTGAAAAGCTAAAGCCTAAGACTGACTTTCATGCTTGGGCTAAACGCATATTAAAGACTCCACAAAACTTTCCAGAAACTTCAGTTGCAGCAGCTAAAGAAGTATTAGGCGATAATTATGCTTGAAATAGCCATAACTGCGGACATGATAAAAAAAGCCCAAGATAAAGCAGATAAAGTTAAGTTTAACGCAAATAAAAATCTAAATAAATTTGGGTCAGAAAAAAATAGAACTTTAACTGGTTACCTAGGTGAGCAACTTGTATTGCATCATTTAAAGACTGCGACTGATGTTGATGACTACGAATATGATTTACTTTATAACGGCACTAAAGTTGAAGTTAAAACTATTTCATGCAAATTTAAGCCACAACCAGATTATTTATGTACTGTAAATTCATGCCATGACGTAGGAATACATAAACAGTCAGCAGACTATTACATATTTACAAGAGTGCTTAATGACCTGTCTGTTGGTTGGATTTTAGGAAACATTAAATGCGAAGACTTTTTTAAGAAAGGTAAGTTTATTGCTAAAGGCAGCGAAGCTATTGCTGGGATAAGTTTTGACAAAGCAAATGCAACTGTATTACCTATTAGCGAATTAAATGCAATGAAAAGCAATCATGCTGACTGGATAAAAGATTATGAAATGGAAGAACGAAGACAATTATCACATTAGTTCTGGCGCATGGACTATAGCTAAATACTTTTCACCTAACGGAATTAAGTATGGTCTGAGTAAGATGAATAAAAACTTAGGCTATTACGATACGTTAGAAAAAGCTAAACAAAATGCTAAAGATTAGTTGCATATTTTATACAGCGTGATATATAATAAATCATCAACGACAGATAGGGTTATATATGACACACACAGAGTTAAAAGAACTACGCAGTAAAACAGGTTTATCACAGAAAGAGTTTGGCACTAAGTTGTTTAAGACTAGGGATAGCATTGCCAAGTACGAGTCCGGCAAGTTTACAATCCCTGCTTACATGGACATTTTAGTAAAGGCTGTATTTAGTGACTAAAGTTTCATGTAACGAATGGATTAAGCGCATGAAGGCTGCTGGGTTTACCGGTAAGTTTCGTGCAACAGATGGCACTAGGGTAATAACTGGTGAAATAAAGCAAGATAAAATAGAAACGGTGGTAGTGGCTACATCTCAAGAGTCACGTAGAAAGATAAAGGATTTATTTAAAGATGGAAGTTAAGAATTTCAACATTAGCAGCAGTAACCTGCCTTACTTGTTTGAAAAGATTAAGGCACTAGATTTATCACAGGGTTATGTGGCTAATGTAACTATCAAGTCACACACACGTAACTTAGAACAAAACTCACGCTTATGGAAGTTATACGGTGCGATTGGCGAGTATATTGGCGAATCACCAGACAAAGTACATGAGCTTATGGGCTGGAAGTTTTTACGCAGCCAGTCTGTAGTCAATGGCGAAACAATTGAAGTAATTAAGAGTACGACCAAACTATCTACCGCAGAGATGGCAGACTATCAACGTCATGTTGAAATATGGGCTGGCACGATTGGGTTTGTGTTCAATGAGTAAAATCACACAATCAGCTAAAGGCGAGAACTGCACGGTCAGAATTATTGGCTACTGCAATGGCAATCCGGAAACAACCGTTTTGGCGCATTTAAATGGTATTAGGTATGGACATGGTACTGGTCAGAAAGTAAATGACCTACACGGTGCGTATTGTTGCTCTGGATGCCACGATGCTATAGATGGTAGGGTAAGAACTAACCATACTAAAGACGAATTAAAATTATCGCACCTAGAGGGTGTAATTGAAACGCAGTTAAGATTAATTGAGAAAGGTTTATTATGATTGTCTTTCGTAAGAAAGTAGATGCATGGGTAGTAACAGCTAGGGATTCAGACTGTCAGATTATTCACATAGGAAATTATCAGACACAAGAAGAAGCCAAGGCAGCCGAGCAAGCATTTAGAGAGAAAAGAATAGCAGAGTCATACGCAAAACAAGAAGCTAAATTAGACAGTATGGCAAAAGAGATGGTGGCTAGATACAACGTCTACCTAGAGTTTTGTGTACTGCCTAAGACTTTAACAGACATGAAGCAGCAATTAGATGCCGATAAAAATACTGCGTCTAACACTATTAAGAGCTTAATGGCTAGAGGCTTTATGAAAAGCATTGTTGTTAGCGATACCGGCACACGTAAGTATTACAGCTTTGTCACTACCAAGCTAATGAGCTACGATGATGCGCTAGAGTATGTATCACCTAAGAAATACAAAACTAAGGTTAGCGAAAATACACCAACTATAGAAGGTGCTAGGGTAATTAACTTTGATGACAGGAAATTAAGCAATCTATACATGACTCAACGTGCAATAGACAGGGCTAACATGAAATCACCTAAAAACCATGTAAGTGGTTCAACAATGTCAGCGAGTGACTGGTAATGAGCGTACTAGACATCCAACACGGTGGCAATCACTACAAGGGCTTTGCAATACAGCCAGCAGAGTTTTGCTATTACAATAACATTCCGTACCTAGAAGCTACTGCAATCAAGTACCTTTGTAGGCATAGGAATAAGAACGGTCTGGAGGACTTAAAGAAGGCAATACACTTTATTGAGATGCTAATAGAGTTTGAGTACAGCGAAAAAAATATTGAAGAGTTCTGGCAACCCAGCCCAGCAGATAGCCAGACTGGGAAGTAAATAGTAACAAATATGTTACTTATTCATAACGTACATAGTTACTTCA